CTGGGACCAGGAGGCAGCTAGCTCTCACACATGCACCCCCGGCGGGAACCCCAGGCAACGACACCATTGCCAAGATCGCGAATATATTCGTGCCTCAATGTGAATCAAACTACTACAATAGCCACCACAGAATGCAAGAGCGGTTGATGCCACCATGCTCAAACTACACGTCAACCCGTCTCACCACCATCGAATAACAAGGACAGCCGGCGCTCTCCAGTCACAGTTTTAAGTCGGCCTTTCACCCCAACAGGTACTTTTATCCAGGATTTCATGGGGACCCTAATGTCACTAGCTTTGAACTGGCTCGAGACCGTGAGCTTCTCTTACCACATATAATCCTCTCGCGCTAGGCAGCGCAAAGCATGCCTAAACGCTCTGACCTCCAAAGAAGGTGGGCGCATTAACAATGTCTGGGGACCAAAGACCCTTACAGCTCTGTTTCACACGACAGCGATTTGTAGCTCAACCATCAACTGCTTCCCAAAAACCAAAGAATCCAAGATCCAGGACTAAACCCTCCACCAATCGCAACTAAATCAACCAATGCTCTGAATGTGAACGCGACAGGCGAGTACCTGACGCTAACTGCATCCATCACACCATACAACCAGGATCCTGACGCTCCAAACCAATACACTGTTGTAGCAATGCATGGCTCAGATCTGCTGGCGCTCAACCAACAACGACAGAACCCCAGAGGCACCTAGTCACTCAAACCCCCCCCCGAAGAGGGGGGAAGGCGAAGGGAGTCATAGCCTTGGGACGACACTATTCCCAAAACGTTGTCAACCACCTCGTCTAACTCCTCTATCTGCCCCTGGAGCTTCATTCCTTCAAAACACCCTAAGGAATGCAACTCTCGAAGTAATCTAACAATTCCACCCTGTCCCCGAATATGTCTAACAAAGTAAACATACTGGGAAACGAGATCAATGGAAAGATCGGATTGACTCAACAACCTAACCAAAGATTTCTCAGGATGGGTGGGGATAACACCGGCGTACTTGCCCCCCCGACATTTGAACCAGTGACTACAGAAATCCACCTCAAAGTTTTCAGAATCACTAATGACCCTGGCTACCTTAAGACGTTTCCCTATAGCCTTATACCGGCCCTCTTTATCGAGGGAGTTCGACTCCACCGCATCATCACCCATGCTGACACTCCAAGAGGCTCCAACCAACTGTGCATTTAGAGTCCTTATCCGAGAATCACCGGAACTCGTTATGTAACAACCGGACTTCATCACCCCGCGAAATGTTTGTGCATACATCCTACCACCTGATGTAGAAAACACAGACAAGGAAAGACACAAATATCGATTATACATCAATCTAGCCAAGGGAGTATCATCTCTCACCTGGGCCAGTGACATACGCGACAAAATGTCAGCTTCCAAGTCCCACTCTTGAACGGTCCAATCATATCTCCCCATATCGGAAGAAACAATCGGCTCAATCAAGAGACGATCACGGAATAAATCAGTCAAGGCCTCCGCCTTCTCGTCGTCCAATCCCATCCCCGGCATCGACGGACTATTAGGCCAGTCCATAATCTCTGCCTCGTTCTGCATAGAGTGAACAAGACGCTCCACACACTGATC